ACATTAACGAACTCATTCCAGATGAACGTACACAGGGCGATGTGACGGCTACGTTCTATAAGAAGTATTATCCCAACGGGATCGAAAGTTCTTACGGGCCGTACTCCTTAGAGAACCCAACGTCGGTTCGCTTCAATGGGCGTCAGATTAGTATGCGTGTTGACAGCGCACGCGACGTTGATTGGCGTGTAGGTATCATGCGGCTTAACGCTATTCCGGGTGGGCGTCGATGAGTTTAAGACTTCCCCCACCCCCAGGCGCATACGATCCGAATTATGAATCGCAACGCAACCGCCTGATAGAACTCTTCTCGAATAATGTTTACGAGAAGGGTCTGGACGTTGGTATCTACGCACCAGCCAAGCTAATCTACGAAGGGTTCTACGGCCAGTTTAAGAAGACCACTAGTGTGTCTCCTGCCGCTGCAAATACGGCGTATGCCATTACCTTTGACACAACCGAGAATAGCAAGAGCGTCTCAATCGGTTCTCCTGCATCTCGGATTGTCGTAGCGGAAGACGGCGTGTATAATTTTTCAAGTCATTTTACAATTCTATCCAACAATAGTAGCGCAAAAACTACATGGTTTTGGTTCAGGAAAAATGGAACCGATGTACCTGCAAGTGCGATTTTGGTAACAGATAACATCAACGGCGGTCATATGACGTCGGGCATAGACCACTTTTTTCCCTTAGTTGCTGGCGATTATATTGAATTAATGTGGGCTGCTGATAGTACCAACCTTGAACTCCATGCTTCTCCTGCAACGGCATTTGCCCCATCTGGGCCATCTTGCCTTTTATCAGTGATGCAGGTGCAGTAGTAATGGGCTGTCAATTGTTTAATTTATATGGTAATAACGAAGGATTAAGCGGCCAATCCGCACGGAGATTATAATGGCGGTAACTACTACTACTCAACAGGCGCTCAATCCTTTTATTCAGGATATTCTGGCGCGTAACTACGGAGCCGCACAGCAAGTTGCGTCCATTCCGTATCAGGCATACGGTGGCCCGCGCATTGCGCAGTTCCGACCCGCTGAAGAACAGGCGTTCGGTGTTGCCACCCGCGCAGCCACCGAGCAAGTTGGTATGCCGCAGCTTACCCAAGCCACACAGGTTGCTCAGCGCGCAGCAGGCTACACGCCGCAGCAGTTTCAGCAAGATGTCTCCGGCTTCATGTCGCCGTTCCAGACCAACGTCATCGACGCCACGATGGCACGCTTGGCACAGAACCGCGCTGAACGTGACGCAGCAACGCGGGCGCAGCTTGCATCATCGAAGGCATTTGGTAACGAACGCCGTGGTGTTTATGAAGCGCAGCTTGCAGGGCAAGAAGATTTGAATACGGCTCAGACATTGGCTGATCTCTATAATCGTGGATACACGCAAGCCGCTGGGCTTGCACAAGGTCTGCCGGGTCAGCAGCTTGCGGGTGCATCCGCTCTTGCGGGCTACGGCCAACAGGCGCTTGGCAATCAGCAGGCATACGCTGCAATGCTTCAGGGTACAGGCCAAGCACAGCGCGGCATGGCTCAGCAGAACCTTGATCTGGCTTACAAGGATTTCTTGGAACAGCGTGGCTTCCCGCAGCAGCAGCTTCAGACGTTGCTCTTGGGTTCGCAGGGTCTTCCGAACCCAATCACGCAAACGACAACTGCACCAGGCCAGTCAACGCTCGGCCAAGTTGGTTCGGCTGCGTCCTCAATTGGCGCTCTTCTTGATCTCTTTGCAAAGGGTAAGTAGATGGGTCTGCGAGATTTGATAGGCTTAAACATTCCGGGTGTTACTCCAACCGCTAGTGACATCGCACGTTTGACCACTCCGGGTGCTATGCCTACTGCGATACAGCCTATGCTCGCTACAGTGCAGCCTACGCTTTCGCCAACGGCAAAGTATATCCAAGATATGCAGGCGCTTATCAGCGGCGGTATTGGCCCGCTATCAACTGGCCAGAAAATATCTGCGGTTGGTCAAGTACTTCAGGCCGCAGGTAGCCGTGGCGCGATAGACCCAGGTGCTGTTCTCCAAAATGTCCGCAAGCAGCAGATGGATAAGCTGAACGCACAATTTCAGATTGCGCAGTTGCAGAAGAAAACGCTGGAGGAAGAAGATTTTATTAAGACGCTAACCCCTAGCGAGCGCAATATGTTTGCCATTCTCGATGAAACGGGTCGGCGGCAGTATATGCTGGCGCGCCAGCAAGGCCGCGAACTTACCGACGCCGAAAAGAAAATCCAAGCAGCCGGTATCCCCCTAGACTCGCCAAGAGCGCGGGAAATTCTTTCGGATGTCGCTGAGAAGGAAGGTATGGTCACGATAACTGGCCCAACAGGGTCATTCACCATACGGGCATCAGACCTTGGTAAGTATCCTCCTATCACGCCAGAAGCCGTTGCCGCTCTTCGTGCCGATCCAAAGCGGGCGGGAGAGTTTGATATCAAGTTTGGTCCGGGCAAATCAGCGGAGTATCTGGGAGGTGGTAGTGGCAACACTACCGGCGGGTTTCGCGGACGGTAAGTCTGTAGTCCAGCAACTCTTCCCCAACGCCCGTATTACTTCAGGCTATCGCGGCCCAAGTCATCCGCTATCAAAGGCCAATCCGCGTTCGTATCACGCCACTAGCCGAGGCGCAGTTGACATCGCGCCAATTCCCGGCGTGACATTCAACCAATACATTAATTCCATTCGCCAAGCCGGATACAATATTGTAGAAGCTAGGGACGAAGTTAGTAATCCATCTAAATACGCCACTGGGCCGCATTGGCACGTTGTAATCGGGAAATAACATGGCTGAACCTAATTATTTTGATCAATTCGTCCCTGCAACCTCTTCCCGCGGTGGCACTTTTATCCCCGCCCCCGGCGCGGCTGAAGCAGAGCAGCGGAGGGTAGCCGATCAGTTGCTTCAGATTGAGGCTGATAAACGCGCAGCAGCGGCGGCGCGTCGTGAAGAAATTAAGTTCGCGCAAGAGCAGGAACAAGGGCCCGGTGGTAAGGCTACGGAGTCTCAGCAGAAAACGCTTACGCTTCTGACCCGTATTGCTGGCGGTGCGAAAGATATTCAAGATACTCTGGCTGTTGAACCCGAAGCTCAAAAGGCTGGTATTTTCGAAACGCTTTCCCGTGATGTTCTTGGGGAAGGTGTTATAACTCGTAGTGTTGCTGGACCTGAGCGCCGGATTGTGACGGACGCGCAAGCAAATATGCTTGATGCGCTTTTGACTTTGGGAACTGGCGCGGCGTATAATGAAGAACAGAAAATAGCCAACACAGTAAGCTATTTTCCGCAGTATGGGGACTCGCAGCGAGAGATTGCGATAAAGAACCAACGCTTAAATCAGGTTATTGAGGCGGCACGCATCGCGGCCGGACCACTGGCCGATAAATTCGACGAAAGCATTAAGCCGCTTTTTGGCGCGGGAGCCCCCGCCCGGATTACGGTAACGGAAGCAGGGGCCGCTCCAGGTCGTCTTGCTCCAGCTACGGCTGGTGAAGCACAGTTTACAGCAGAAGATCGTCAATTGCAGAGCCAACTTCAGGCTGCGTATAATGCGGGCATTGCAGGGAATAAGTCTACGGACGACATTCTTGCTGATTTGGCGGGGATTGCCCAAGGCTACAACCGGCAAATTGATCCCACTCAAATTGATGCTGTTCGTACCGCCGCTGAAAAGCGCGGTCCCTTGCAGTTTGTTGCAAACCCAACTGGTGAAACGGGTGCGGCGCAGGGTCTGCTCGGCGAACTGCTGAAGACCGAAGGCGGACAGATGGCCGCTGGTTACTTTGGCGGTGCGGCTAACGCTATCACTGGTGGGTACGGCATAGACCCTGAAACCAAAGATTTTTTGCGCAAAGCCGCGCCTGGTTCTTCATTTTTAGGCGAACTGACCGGCGGTGGGTTGATGTCAATCCCAGCCATTCGCGGTGCGCAAGGCATCTTGGCTGGCACTCGACTTGCCGGAGCCGCGCCGCTTATCGGCGAAGCCGCATACGGTGCGCTGTACGGTAGCGGAGAAGCTGGCGAGGGTAATCGTCTCCAAGGTGCTGCTCTTGGTGGGGGCGCCGCTCTCGTAGGCGGTGCGCTTGCCAATCGTTTCTTGCCCGGAGGTCCGGGTACATTTACCGGCGCTCCACGTTCGATTGTTCCTACTACCGACCGTTTTGCTGGTCAGCAAATTTCTCCAGAACAAATTGTTGCTGCTGGCCGTCAAGCCGACATTCCAGTCATGACCAGCGATGTTAGGCCCCCGACGACCCGCGCAGCGAAGCTTTTCCAATCGGTTGGTGAAATTATGCCTCTTGGTACAGCCGGAATGCGCCGTGGGCAACAAGTTGCTCGTGAAAACGCCGTCGAAAACCTTATGGCGGATTATGGTATTAGCTTAAAGGACGACATCGCTTCTGAAGTTGTGGGCAATTTGAGCGAGAGCCGAGCAGCCACTATAGCTCGCTACGACACTATGAAGAAGAACGTAATCCAGCAGTTTGCGGGCCGTGGATCGCTACCCGGTGGAAACGTGCCTGCGACAAAATCTACTGCCGCTATTGATGGATTGTTGAATGATCTGCGTGCGGAAAACCTTCCGCAGCAGCTTGGCCCCTTAACCCGCCAGCTTGAAGATGTTCGCAACAGCCTTACTACGCCTGGTGATCTTTCTAAGATAGAAGCCAATCGCAAAACGCTGTTTGAACTTAAGGCCGATCCGAACCTTGCCTCAATATCAAGTAAGTCCGAAAAAGCATTCCAGAAAGTCTATACTGCGCTCAACGAAGATATGGGCGATTTTATCAAGGCCAATGGCGCAGCCAAGGACTTCAATCTCTGGAAGGTAGCAAACACAAAGTTAGCGCAGACTGCGGATGACTTGCGTGTTGGCGGGTTAAAGAACGTGCTGAACAAAGGTGAGTTTGACCCAACCACCGTCACAAAGATGCTGACTGGATCAAAGCCAGCGGACGTTCGCACGCTGTTCACAAGCCTTAACAAAGATGGCCGTGAAAGCGCCCGTCTTTTGCTTATTCAAGACGCTGCGAAAAGCGCAATGAACAAGGAAACTGGTGATATAGACCCAAATAAGTTTGCAAAGGCTGTTGCCGGTATGTCTGACAACTTCTCGCAGTTCTTCGGTGCTTCCGATATGCGCCGCGTCAAGGGTCTTGCTGAAGTTCTGCGCGCTACCAGTCGCGCTCAAACGTCCCCAATCCTAGCCCGTACTGGCGAGCAGCTTGTGCCTTTTGCCGCGGCAAGTACTTTCGGCGGCCTTGGCACTCTCCTCGGATTGTCGTTTCCGCAAGGCGTGGCTCTCAGCGCCGCATTCGGTGCTTCAAAGCAGTTGTACGAAAGCAAGCCCGCACGCGATCTGCTGCTTCGTATCAGCCAAGCGTCTGGCAACAAGAAGGTCGAACTGATTAATCAGTTTGTTGCTGGTGCAGCGGCTACTGGTGGGGCTGCGGGTGCTACTCGAATGAGCGAAGGTGAGTAATGGCTAAGAAGAGTGGTGTAAAAGACATGTCGTGGCGACCACAGCCAAAGTCAAAGCGTCGCCACAAACCCGACGGGCTTCGCCATCGTAAGTCTTTGGGGCCACGCAGTAACTTGCGAACTAGCTTCTAATACTGTACACACCGCCCATGAAGTTCATGGGTATTGATCCGGGCGCGTTCGGCGCTATCGCTATTCTGGATAAGGATAGTCGAGAACTTGTCGTCATCGACATGCCTACTCTTAAAGTCAAACGTGGACCGCGTGTCGTCAATCAGGTTGACGCGCACATGCTGGCGGATGCCCTGCGGCCACATGTGACCGGCGAGATCAAAGCCCTTATCGAGAAGGTTCACGCCATGCCAGGGCAAGGCGTGTCTTCCATGTTCAGCTTTGGCCGTGCGGCTGGTATCGTCGAAGGTGTCCTTGCTGGCCTGTCTGTACCTTTTGAGTTGATACCGCCTGCAACTTGGATTAAGTCTATGCGCACGTTCGGAGGGAAGGACGGTAGTCGGCAGCGGGCACAAGAGTTGTTCCCCGATTACGCCCACCTCTTTGCACGCAAGAAGGACGACGGACGGGCAGAGGCTGCGCTTCTTGCTTGTTACGCGGGAGAGAGAAAAGATGAACCACCTATTCGATTACCAAAAAGTCGGCGCAGACTTTCTTTGTAAGAACCCCGCCGCATTCCTTGCGGATGAGCAGGGCCTTGGCAAAACACTTCAAGTTATAGCAGCGTGTGATACACTCGGCCTGATAAAGATCGTTGTCGTTTGTCCCGCCATCGCCAAGATTAACTGGCGTCGTGAGTTCGAGAAGTGGGGTACAGTCGAGCGCGAAGTGAAGGTGTTCAGCTACGATAAGATCACGCAATCGAAGGAGGTTCGCAATGAAATCGCAAAGTTTGAACCAGAAGTCCTCGTCATTGACGAAGCGCATTATCTCAAGAATAGGACTGCTAAGCGTACAAAGTATCTATACGGTCAGTACTGTCGCGGCGATGGTCTTATTCGTTTCGCTGATCGTGTTTGGCTTCTTAGCGGTACTCCCATTCCTAATAACGTCAGCGATTTTTGGACACATCTTAAATCAATATGGAAGTACCCACTAAACTTCACCGAGTTTACGACCTACTTCTGCAAAACATGGAGCGGACAGTTCGGTCTGCAAATCCTTGGCAACAAGACCGAACGCATGGATGAGTTCAAGACCGTGCTGAAGGCAATCATGCTGCGCCGCAAGGGCGAGGTGGTGCTGAAAGATTTACCTCCAATATGGTGGCAAGATGTACCTGTTGAGATCGCTAACTGGAGTGACCGCAAACACATCGACGACCCACGCCAAGCCGAAGCCGTCGATATGATCCTCGCGCATTCGCTTACCAACCAAGACTTGTCTTCAGAGATTGAGAGCCTTGCCCCTCACATCGCGTCACTGCGCCGCTTAACTGGTACGGCCAAGGCAGCGCCCATCGCCACACAGATAGCTGGCGAGTTGGCTGATGACGCCTACGACAAGATCGTGATCTTTGCCTACCACACCGACGCAATCCAGACGCTGTACGATAAGCTGAAAGACTTCAATCCGGTGGTGGTTGCAGGCGGTATGGCGACAGCCGACCGTCAGGCGGCGATTGATAACTTCCAAGACGATCCGAAGGTGCGCGTATTCATCGGCCAGATCACGGCCTGTTCGACAGCGATTACGCTAACGGCTGCGAATCAGGTGGCGTTTGTGGAGATGGATTGGGTTCCGGCGGTGAACGCACAGGCGGCTAAGCGTTGCCACCGTATCGGCCAGACAAAGCCCGTCATCGTGCGGACGTTTGGCCTTGTCAATTCTGTCGATGAGATTGTGGCTAAGACCCTAGCCAAGAAAGCCCAGATGATTTCTGAGGCGTTAGATTAAGAAGGGCCGGGGCGACTTCCAAACTCCCCGG